CCCGCGGCGGCTCCCCTAACGCCGCGGGCGTACCCCTTTTTCTGCTCCCGGATACTCCCATCCCCAGAACACCGGAGATTGCCATGAAGCGGGCAATAACCGCGCCGCCGACCCTGGCACCGACGGCGCTCGCCGAGCTCAAGGCATGGCTTGGCATCAGTACGACGCGCGATGACGCGGAGCTGACAGGTCTCATCAGGACCGCGCTCGAGCTATGCGAAGGATTTATCGGCGCAATGCCACTGGCATCGGGCTGCGAGGAGATTCTGCCGGCCTGCGGCGAATGGCAGGCTCTGGCAACGCGGCCCGTGCAGGCGATCTCCGGCGTGCTGGCGATCGCCATCGACGGAACCCGGACTTCTCTTGGGGCGACCGCCTATGAGATCGACATCGATGCCGACGGCTCGGGCAGGATGCGGCTGACGTGGCCGATCAGCCAGACCCGCATGGCAGTGCGGTTCACCGCTGGAATGGCTGAAAGCTGGGACACGCTGCCTGATGCGATCCAGCAGGGGATCGTGCGCTGGGCAGCCTATCAGCACCGCATTCGCGATGCCGACAAGGCGATGGCCGGGCCGCCAGCTTCGGTTGCCGCGCTGTGGCGGCCCTGGCGGCGGATGCGCATCGCATGATCGGCACCGGCAGCAACATTGCGCAAGTGCAGCAGCAATTGATCGCTGCCGCGCGCCGCATTGCCGACGCCCGGGCCGCACAGCGTGCTGCGCCCGACAATACCGCCAATTGGCGATCCGCGCGGTGGCTGTGGCCGTTGCTGTGACAGGAGTGAGCAATGGAACTGGCATTTCGCGCCGTGGTGGTGGCGTGGCTCGCGGCGGACGCGACGCTGGCTGCAGGCCTGAACGCAATCGTGGAGGAAGCACCGATCAAGACGGCCTTGCCGTGGCTGGCGCTTACGGCGAGCGCCAGCACGGACTGGAGCACGAAAAGCGGGCGCGGGCGCGAGATTCGCGTGGCGCTCGAACTGAACTACCGCGGCTATGAGCAGCTCGCCGAAGCGGGTCTGATCAGCGCGATCGAGACGCGCATGGAGAGCCTTCCCACCGACCAGAGCGCCGCCGGGTTCCAGATCGCCAGCCTGACATTCCTCAAGGCCCGAGCCGAACAGCGCGGCGAGGCACTGCGTTCGCTGGTGCTTGAATACCGAGCGCGTGTGCTGGCTGCCTAACCGCCGACACCTGAACAGGACAACCCGTTTCCAACCAGGAGAATCAAAATGGCCGCACAGAAGGGAAGCGCCTTTCTGCTGAAGATCAGCGATGGCGCCGCAACGCCGACTTACAACACCGTTGCCGGACTGCGCACCACGCAGATGTCAATCAACGGCGAACTGGTGGTGGTGACCAGCAAGGATTCGGGAGGGTGGCGCGAGCTGCTTTCGGGCGCGGGCACGCGTTCGGTCAGCGTGAGCGCGGCCGGGATCTTCCTGGGCAGCACGGCCGAAGGCCAAGTGCGCGGCAACGCGCTTGCCGGAACGATCACTGACTACGAGCTTTCGTTCGAGGGCGGCGAGAAGATGCGCGGCAAGTTCCTCGTCCAGCGGCTCGACTATGCCGGGGATTTCAACGGCGAGCGCAACTACACGATGTCGCTCGAGAGCTCTGGCGTGGTGGTGCAGGTATGAACGGCGCGCCAGTGATTGCAGCGCCTGCCAATCCGCACCGCGGCGAGATCGCGCTACTGCTTGACGGGGCGGCGCACGTGCTGCGCCCGACTTTCGGCGCGCTGGTGGCCGCCGAGGAGGAACTCGGGCCGCTGTTCGCGCTGGTCGAACGGGCCAGCGGCGGTGAGCTCAAGCTGGGCGAGATGGTCGCGCTGTTCTGGCACTGCCTGGCTCACCCCTCGGACCAGAGCCGTGAAGCCTTTGCCGATGCAGTGACGAAGGCAGGCCTTGCCGCCTGCACCCCGGCGCTGCGCAGCTTGCTGATGCAAGTGCTGAAAGGCGGCGGATGAGCAAGCGCTTCGGCGAGGCCGCAACCCGGCTTTCGGGCCAGGCGGCCCTGCTGATCGGCTGGACCCCGGACACCTTTTGGGCCGCGCCGCCAGCTGGGGGCGGTATCGACATGGCTACATTGACCGCGATGATGGAGCACGACGCACATGGATAGTCTTTCAACGCTGGTCGTCGATGTGCGCGCGAGCACCGACGGGTTTGCCGCCGACATCGGTCAGATGCGCAGCAGCTTCGATTCGATCGTGGTCGACGGCTTCAGCAAAGGCGGCGATGTGCTGGAGCGCGGCTTGCTAGGCGCGGTGCGGCGCGGCAGCCTCGGCTTCGAGGACCTGCGCCGCACTGGGCTCAGGGTCATCGACGACATCGCGGCGCAGGCCTTGCGCGGCGGACTGGCCTCGATCGGGATCGGCGGATCGGGTGGTGGCGGCATTGGCGGCGGCGTGCTGGGGCTTGGAAGCCTGATCGGTTCGATCTTCGGCCTGCCCGGGCGCGCGACGGGCGGCCCGGTTTCTCCGGGTCGCCCCTATCTGGTGGGCGAGCGCGGCCCCGAATTGTTTGTGCCGACCTCTGCCGGGCAGGTCGATGCCGGTAGCGGCGGTGGCGGCGGCCGCGCGGTCAATGTCTCGATCCTTGTGGTAGCGCCCGAGGGCAGCAGCAGCCCGGAAAGCTTGCGCCGATCAAGCCGCCAGGTGGCGCAGGCCGTGCGCCGCGCACTCAGCGATTATTGAAGAGGACGAGGGGTCATGAGCTTCTGGTTGGCAAGCCACCGCACGGTGCAGGCGACCGACACGATCCAGCGGTTCGATCCGCGCTTCTGGACAGTCGACTTTCCGCGCCCGGCGATGGCATCAGTTGTGACCACCGCGCCCGACGCGCTGCGCGTGGATGCTGTGTTTCAGAAGGCCAACGACCTGATCGGGCTAATCTGGGAAAGCGCGGACCGGTGGGACCATCCGCTGCTCGCCTACGATACGGACCGCGATTATGCGCGGCTGACGCTTTCGTTCCGCTGGCGTTCGAGCGGTGTGCTCGCGCTCGACGCGGTGAACGGACCAACCTTGACGATCGAAGGGCGCGACGCGGCGGGCAATCCGCGAGGCTGGTATGTGCGGCTGTGGAACTATGCCGTGGGGACTCCGACCGACGCCGTAGTGACACTGCCGTTCTCGGCGCTTTCCGGCGGGTTTCTACTGCCCGGCGAGGCGGATCCGGTTTATCCGTCTGACATCGACCGCATGTTCATATCATTGGTCGCGCCGGGCTATTCGGGCAGCTCGACGACCGCGTTTTCACCGGCAGCCACCGGATGGGCCGAACTTTCGGCCATGCGCTGCAGCGGACACAAGCCGATGCTGACCATCGGCGACGTGATGGTCCCGCCGCACGGACTCGGCATGGCGACGGGCTATGACGACGGCTACAACCAGACACCGGCGCGCCTGCTTCGAGCGATCCGCGGCCTTGGTTACCGGGGCAGCATCAATCACTACGTGGGGATGAGCCACTTCTTTCCGCTGGCGCCGGACGGCACAGGGGGTTTCGTGGTCGATCCTGGGCTACCCGCGCTCAATGTGGCCGCCGAGCGCTGGCACGCAGCGTTCCTGTCGGCGGCGCATGCGATGGGCTATACGGTGATCCTGTCGCAATCCTACGAGCTTCTGGCGCAGCATTGTCCCGCCGCCTGGCAACAGCGGGCAGCGGACGGGAACCCAGCGCGAACGGGTTGGTTGCCGCCATCGGCGCTGCTCTCACCGGCCAATACCGCGGCGACCGGTTGGCTGCGGAAGGTTGCGGTCAGGCTTGCGGGCATGCTCATCGAGGCCGGGCTGCCGGTCCGTTATCAGATCGGCGAACCGTGGTGGTGGGTCACCGCGGACCGCAAGATCTGCATTTATGACGATGCGGCGCGAACAGCGCTGGGCGGTAGTCCCGTGGCGATACCCGATCTTGGCGGGACGCTGAGCGCGGCTCAGAAGTCGCTGCTCGACGCTGCGGGCGCGCTGCTTGCCGCCTCGACCGCCAGCCTTGCGGCGGCAGTGCGGGCCGCGGCAGGGAGCGCCTCATGCGAGACGCTGCTGCTGGCTTTCCTCCCGACCGTACTCGACCCGGCAACACCTGAGGCACGGCGCGCGAACCTGCCGACCGGCTGGGCCTATCCCGCATTCGATGTGCTGCAGATCGAGGACTACGACTGGCTGACGGCCGGGTTCGAGGCGCGCCGGACGCGGGGCCGGGCGGAGGTAGAGGCGCGTCTCGGCTATGCGCGCGACCGGCAGCACTACCTTTCAGGCTTTGTGCTGAGCGACAGCGATGCCGCCACGATGTGGCCACTTATCGATGCCGGGGCGAGCGAAGCACAGGCACTGGGCGTGGCTGAGACCTTCATCTGGGCACTGCCGCAAGTGGCACGAGACGGCTTTACCCGCCTGCCCGATTCCGCCGCAGAGGCGGCCAGCGAGGACGATACGATGCAGCCCTTCGACGACGTGATCTTCCCTATCGCGATCGGGCGTTCCGCTACGGTAACCCCCGAGTTTTCGACCAACGTGACGATCACGGCATCGGGCTTCGAGCGGCGCAACAGCTTGTGGGCCGACGCGCGGCTGCGCTTCGACGTGGGGCCGGGTGTGCGTTCCGAAGCGGAACTGGGCGAGCTCATCGCCTTCTTCCGGGCGCGGCGCGGACAAGCGCGAGGCTTTCGCCTGCGCGATCCATCGGACTACAGCTCGAATGCCATGATCGGCGTTCCAAGCGCGCTCGATCAGATGATCGGCACCGGTAACGGGGCGACTGCGCGGTTCGCGTTGGTCAAGGCCTATGGTTCGGGAGGGGATGCGCAGCTTCGGCGGATCACCCGCCCTCGCCCGGAGAGCCTTCTGGTCAGCGTGGACGGGATTGCCGTGACAGCCTGGACGCTCGACGCGCTCGGCGAAATCGTCTTCACCGATGCGCCCGGTGTGGGAAAGGTCGTTCGCGCGGGCTTCCTGTTCGACGTGCCGGTGCGCTTCGCCGAAGACCGGCTCGATGTTTCGGGCGCGGCCTTCGCGGCGGGAGAAGCACCCAGCGTCCCACTCATCGAACTGCGCGAGGATGCCTGACATGGCCGAGAGCACGCGAATCTGGTTCAGCCAGTCGCTCGAGACCGTGGCGATCTGGTGGCGGCTTGAGCGGCGAGACGGGGTGACACTGGGATTCACCAGCCATGACCGGGATCTCGCCTTCGACGGGCTGGTCCACCGCACCGCTCCCGGCATGGTCCCATCAGCGATTCGGCGCACCGCCGATTTCGAGGCCGACAGCGCCGAAGTAGCCGGCGCACTCAGCCATGATTCGATTCGGGAAGCCGATCTGGCAGCGGGCCGGTTCGACGGTGGTTCAATCGCCATGGGGCTTGTCGACTGGGACACGCTGGAGCGGGTGACGCTTTATACCGGGACGATCGGGACGGTGGGGCATGAGGGAGCAGGTTTTTCGGCCGAGCTGCGCTCGGTAAAAGACATGCTCGCCCTCCAGATCGTCCCGCGCACCGCTCCAACCTGCCGCGCCGAATTCTGCGCCGAGGGCTGCACACTTTCCGCCAACGCCTACACCTATCAGGCGACCCTTGCGGAAATATCGGCGGACAGCGCTTCGGTGCGTGTCAGCGGCGGGCCGACGACGTCGCTGCTGGCTTTCGGAACAC